AATCTTATCGCCAAAAGTTACAACTTCATTATCAGCCTTGTTTATATTCTTGGTGAAGTTATCTATATCAGCAAGGAGTTTAAGGGTTAAGGCTCTACTTGTTCCAGCCATTATGTCCACTCCTTCAAAATCTTATCAAACGATTTAGTCCACTCAGCTACAATGTAAGGCTGAATCTTGCGAAGCGTTGGATAAATAAACCAACCCTTAGAACCGCGACCTTCACGCCCTGACCAAACTGGGAACTGCCTAAATTTATTAGAACCAAACTCTGAACCGCCCCAGATGTCTTTGGTAGTTGCACCACCGCTAAACTTCTGAGCTGCGAATCCATAAGTTATCTCACCGATCCGAGATGACTTCTTAACGCGAGAACCTTCTGCAATGCGACTGGCAACTGCTCGAGAGTTAATACTCGATGCAGTACCAATCACCTCTTTGCGAGCGTACTCGGCTAAAGCCCCGGACTGGCGCTTGGCTTCTTCCGTTGCCTGCTCATCCATATTTTTTAACGCCTTAAATACGGCACGAAGCTCAGTTTTATCGAAAGCTGTTTGTTCAGCCACGATTCCTCGCTTCCAGTATTTCAATCGCTGTTAAAATATCTTCTGCCGATTGCCACTCTGACATTGGAATGTGAGTTGCTATTGACAGTTCAACTAAGAGTCGGCTTACGCTTCCTCTTGGATGGCTTTTGGGTCATCGCTTCCCACCTCGACATCTGCCACCGTCTCCATCCAAATCTCTAATGGCTTTGTTGGCTTTCCACCTGCATCACGCTTCATTGCTGAATGTGCTACAAATAAGATATCCCACATACCACCAAAGTTAGAGATAACCTTTTTAGTTGTCATCTCCCACTTGGCATAGTCTGGTGGTCTGACTAAGTAAGTATCTTCAGACCCGTCATTATATTTAATTGTGATATTTTGTTGCATTGTTTGCTCCCGTTTCTACTAATTAAAATGCTTCTGCTGGTATTCCGATAACCTGGAATGTTAGAGATACAGTCTGTGCATCTGGTGCAGTTCCGCCTGCTGATGGCCATGATGGCAATACTTGGAAACTGAATACTGCGCCTGATGCTGCTGTGAATACTGTTGCGATGCCTGTGTTTGGTGCTGACTCTGACACGCCCCATAGGATCTCACAAAGAGAACCAGTTGCGCCCCAGTCTGCCAACATTTCAACATTGAATGTGAAATTGTTATCTGTCACTTTGAAGGATTTTCCATCAAGTGTTTGATAGGTTTCGCGAGTCATTTCGCCGATAAGCGTTGCTGATGTTGCCTGTGCATCGAAATTGTTACCACCAATGGTAAAGGTAACATCCCGACCAGTAATTACTGTGGTAGCCATATTTTCTTCCTTTAGTTTGTTTGTGTGTAGTAGGTGGATACTCTGATGTCAGCCACTAAAACATTAGATGGACCGACTTGAGTAACCGTTGGTTTGTCAACCGTTCCGACTGCATACCCGGCTGGGATTACCTTCAGAACGCTTATTACTAGCTGCTCGAGATTGTCAAGCGATGCAGGGTTACTATTATAGGCAACCGCTACAGATATAACGATATTGATCTTAGTTCTTATCTGGGATTTGCCCAGAGTCTCTAATTCAAAATAAGGTGAATCTGGAACCATTACTACAAAAGGAACCATTGGAGCTTCTGGAACATAGGCATAGACATTGCCTGCAACGCTTGCAAAGGCTGTTGCTAATGGCTGTCTAATTGTGTCTAAAATTGTGTTGGGCATTACTGCACCATTGAATCAGTATCAATGAATGGACCTAATAGCCCTGACACTCTATTGAAAAGACTGCGACCTAATCTATATGGGCTCACTTGAGTAAAATCTATGCCTTCGATCTGTCCACCAGGAGCAATACGGCTCTGGAACACTTCTACTGATACTGCTAGGACTGCTGACTCTACGGCTGCGTTTCCAACATAGGTTGAAGCGCCTGAAAGAGTTGCTAAGCCTGATGGGATTACCTTGCGCTCTATAATATTTGCTGCTGTAATCGCAACAGTAAAGTAACCATTAAATTCTCTGTAAGAGCCATCTAAAAATATGCGTGAGTTTGATCGCAAAATAAAAGAATCATAATCTAAGTTGCTTGATTCTAGGATTGTAAAAGTGCCGTTAAATGGGGAGCCTACGCCTGTGACGACTACGCTCTGACCCACTCCAAAGTTGTTATCTCCTAAAACATAATATGTCCCGATGTTATCTTGAAGTGCTACAACATCGATTGGACTTGAATACTTAACAAGCATTGGCAAAATTACAGACTCAGCCGTATCTATCACATCTGTTAGATATGCGTCATTGTAGAGGGAATTGGAAACGCCAAGCACAGAGCGCAATTCGGCTGGTGTGACTATTGTTGCCATTTCCAATTCCTCTCGTTAAACGACTGGGGGAGCGATCGGGAGCAACCGCCCCCCCATGATTAGTTGTTTAGATTATGCAACCATCCAGCGATAAGCGCCAGCTGCTAACTTAGTAGCGATTGCGCCATAGCCGTAGTATCCAACTTCAACCTGACCTGTTGAGATTAGGTTTGTCTGTAGTGATAGGCGTGGTGATTCGTACCATGTGTATGAATCTGGATTAACGATAATCATTGAGTTATCGCCTGTGCCTGATATGTTACGAGATACGCGGAGGTTTAGACCAAGAAGGTTTCCACGAACTGCTGTTGCAGTTAGGTCTCCACCTGCGTTTTGTGGGTTGATTGTCTGTTGGAAAATTGGACGCTTTGCAGTATCCACTAGTCCCATTAAAACGCCCCATTGTGCAGGGCTTACTACAATGTTTTGTGCAAAGCCTAGTGTGTTTGTGTAAATAGAAACTGCTGCATCTGAAACGAAATCTGCAACATCTCCACCGTCTGTGATTGAACGGTTTCCGCCATCTGTTCCATTTGTGATAAGTGCAGTTCCGACTGCTGTGTCTGTGGCCTTTGCGTAAGCAAACTCCATCTGACGAACTAGTTCTGCGAAGAATGCAGGTGAAGAACGGTCTAGAAGCTCTAAACTAAATGTTTGACGGCCAATAAACTTCTGAACATTTACAGATACAAACGCTGCGTTTTGATCTGTTTCAGATGGTGCGCCGCCTTCAGATGCTACTGCAACTGTTGGAGCAACTGTAATCTTTGGAATTTCAAAAGTCATGCCTGCATCAGGTAGTGCGCCTGTTGAGATTGAGTCAATAAATGGACGGTCTGCGTTTGAGATGCCGTTAATGACCTCTGTTAGTTGACGAGTTGGAATTAAACCAGCGTTGTCTGTTGTGTCTGCTGCTGCTGCAACATACATCTTTGAAGTCTCATTGCCTAGTGAGGCACGGACTGAGTGCTCGAGATAAGAAGCCTTATCCACGATTGGGTTACGAACTGTGACTGAAGTGTAAGGTGCTGTTGCAGCTTTTACTTCAACTTTTGCAGCCTCTACCGTTTCTGCGGCAGGAGCGACTTCTGGAACGGTAGTGTCTGACACTTGTTCTCCTTCTGTGGTTTTTGGTGTTTCATCCTGAACATCGAGTTCAGAAACTTTGTTATCTTCTGCGGCGACTTTCTGCACTTCTGCGCCCGGGATTGCGCCGTCTGTTACAAGGCTGACTTCAATTAACTTAGAAGCGCTAATTGCCATAACTCCGCCTTTGTTATCCCATTCTTCAACATCTACTCCAACGCTAAAATCTGAACGAAGCCCTGTAGCAGCTTCTTCCAATGCATCGTTGCCTGCTGTTGTCTTAGCGATCTTAAATGATGCTGTAATGCCCATGTCATCCTGTGACCATTCAACAAGCTTGCCTAATGGGCGTGTTTGGTCATGCTGGAGAACTAACTTTGTGTTTTTAGAAAATTCAATTGAGTTTGGTTCAAACATTGTTGGACCGGCTGAAGTATTGCCTTCTGCGTTCCATTGAACTATGCGACCAGCAATAATGCGAGATTCTGCATCTGCTGCCGTTAGTGTTACTGGCATTGTTATCTTCATTAGATGTTCTCCTTGTTGTCGATCAAATCTTCTTCTTCTCTAATCTGCTCGACAGTCATTGCGCCGATGCGATTCAAGATTTCATAGACTTGAGCGCGTTGTAATGGATCGCCACGCAAGAACTCGTCTAACGAGAAGCGAACCTCTGTTGTGCTAGATACAAAATCTGGCATAGATAGTCTTTGCTCGATGCTCGTTAATACATATTTCATGGAGAAGTCGATCAAAGCTTTCCTCTCCGAAATGGCGTTACTGTATGTCATGCTCGATGCTTCTGCGCTTACGAAATATGCTGGAAGGTTGCAAGCGCGAGCCAATTCGAGCGCGACATATTGACGAGCTTCATTAAGCTGTAATTTTGCAGGATCGATGCCCAGCGCTTGCAACTCTACATCTGCATTAAGGAACGCAGTAGATTTGTTTAGTCTTGCCGTTCTCCATGATTCAAGAAGTTTAGCAATGCGCTCTGCTGGAAGATTTGTACCGTTAGACTTTAATACTTGAAGAGGAACTGGCTCTTTAGCAAACGATTCAGCAGCCTGTTCAAGCGCATGAGCTGCACGAATTGTGCGCCCTGCTCTATTTAGTAAACCTTCATCTAATCCATAGAATACAACGAGAGAGCCCACGCCTTGCGTAGGTACGACACTTCCATCGACTTGATAGCCAACGATTTCTGTTTGCATATTATTTAATTTAGGTGTAACGCGATCTGGTGCTACACGAGTCCATGCACGAACTCTTCCTGTGTCACCGTACTGTTCCATTACTTGACCGTAACCAACGCCATGTAGCCAAATATCTTCTGCAAGCCATGCGTAGATAGCAGACCCAGGAACTCTTGGATCTGGTTGGTTAATTACTGAAGGTGCTGCAACATGAGAACCATTTAGCTTTGAATAAACTTCGATTGGCAATCCTGCAAGAGTTGAGCAGATAATGTTACGAGCGCGAGCAATGGTTGGAACCGCCATAGCCTGTTGACGGCTTGCAACTGACTGAGTAAATACAAAAGGATTGAAAGATGCCGTGTTGTTAAACGGAGCAGGTGTCGAAGCTGCATCAACTGTAATTTGATCAGGAGCAGATTTCGGCAACAAAAATTCTTTAATTCCCATTGGACATACTATACACTATATGCCCAGTTTTTAGACACTAACCTATCTGAATGTCAACTTCTGTCTCTGCGCGTGTCGCAAAATGAGTAACCATTGCAGCCGATACTGCGCCACAGATTATTCCAGATGCTTTGCGCCCCATAACCCAACCGCCATCGCCTCTTTGAAGCTTTACGGCAGATAACACTTGTTTGTCGAGTTCTTCCTGACCCTCATGAATGATTCGACCACTAGACACAGCCGAAACGAACTCATCGCAACTTTGCTGATAATCCTGAGCATTAATTTCATAAATTGGAATTCCTGCTGGCGCTAATCGAGCTGCGACTGCTCCAGCCGTTGATTTAGAGTAAGCAACATAACTGACTGGGAACTTACGAACCCATGGAGCAATGTCATTAGCCATTTGCTTGTCATCTATTGAAACTGGGTTAAACCATGTCTGCAATAGAGCGACCATAAAGCGATCTGAATCAATTCTTTGACCAGCCACGAGTGAAGCGTGTTTTCTGTCTGGACTTAGATCGATAGCCATCCAAGTATCCTTCTCACGATCTAACTTAAATGAGTCATCCTTGCATTTCTTCCATTCTGCCTCTGAAATGACTGGATTTATCATTGAAACGAATTGACACAATATCTCGGTTCTAAATATGTCTTCTCTATCTGATAATGAGTCTTTGATGTTATCTTCATGAACTGTGTGCCCCAAAGATGGATTGGATTGATACCAGGCTTCTTTGTCATCGATGGCAGCCCCAGGTTCAGCAGACCATTCAAACCATCCAATAGAATCATCGGCTCCACTTGCAGCAGCTAGTCCGCGTTCTCTAAATTTAAGCAGTAAAACCGATCCAGCATGACCAGCATTTGAATAAAAGTAGGCTTGAGGGTTTTTATTTGACATCTGGGTAAATCGCATGGATGACCAGACATCTTCAGTATCAAATTCTCGTAACTCATCAATATGAATTACATCTGGACCCGCTATACCACGGGCTGCGCTGTTTCCTGCTCTAATTAGATAGCGCGCGCCGTTCTTAAACCTAATCTCTTGCGATCCTTTAGATTCATACTTCTTTGCAAAGTTCTCTTGCAAAATATGAGAGTCATCAATCATCTGTCCAACCTTAAAAAAGATTTCAGATGATGTTGTCAGCTTGTGCGCTGTTGCCAAATGCATCTTCTCGCCTAATCGGTAAATGCCAAACAAGATTCTAAGCGCCATGAATGTTGACTTGCCCTGTTGACGAGGCAGCATAATGCCGATCAATGGATGAGCCCAGCGTGAATCAGCTTTGTATTTCAAACTTTCAATAGCGAGTAGTTCTTGCCAAGGTAGTAAAGGAAAACCAATCTCTTTGCAGAAGTCGATCATCTCTTGACCTTTTGAAGGCAGATCTAGGCTTGGAGACATGATTCTGGGCGTTTGAGACCCATAACGCACTTCTGTTACCCCTCCCTCAACCGATGTAAGCCCATCTGAGCCGTTTTCAGCCGTCATGACTGGTTTTCATCCGATTCGAACTGATAATGGCTTGATGACTCGTTTTTGGGGTAAAAAGAACTAGGAAGGGTCGGGGGTGTCCTGTGGCTATCAAAAAACCTACCCCCCTTGCTTGAATTACATGATGAGCATAACACTTGAAGGTTATTTAAGTTGTCATCACCACCAAGCGTACGAGGCACGATGTGATCTACTGTCAGCATCTCTTCTGTGCCACACAATTGACAGCATCTATCTCTATTGATTACTTGTTGTCTGATTCTTCTCCATTTAGTTGTACCACCTTTGGATGTTAAGGCTGATTTATTCAATGCCAGTTCCTTAACTTAAAGTGAGCCCATGCTTTACAAGCTGA